GCCAAAGTTACACCACCAACATCCTTGAGAGATATATCGTAAGTGTTATCTTTAACATCCTTAAGAGCTATATCTGCTATCTCTTTACCCTTATCCTCAGCTCCATCATCTGATAATGGTCTCTTTACCCTTCTATTAAAGTCTACCTCGTCAACAACATCAACAAACTCTATATCAGTCTTACTCTCCAAGTCTTTGAGAAACTTCGGCTTTTCAACCTCTTCACCTAAATTTAATTAATAAATACTTTAGACTTCTCGAGCAAGGTGAAGATCAAACCCAGCCTGTTGATCCAACAGAAACAGGCGCTGAACCTGCGCAGGCAGCAGAGCCACAGGTAGAACCTTTAACATCTATTGCTGAGCAAAGTTATATCTCTCTAGCAGCTCGTGCGTTTGCTTATAAGCCTACAGATGAGCAGATATCTCATGTTAACGATGCTTTATTAATGTCTTAATAAATTATAACAAGATGAAGACCTTAAACTTGATTAACAAATACTTTAAGCTTCTTGAGCAAGACGAAGCTCAGAATCAACCTACTGCTCAAACAGAACCAGCAGCAGAACCAGCAGCGGAGCCAGATCAATCTACAGAGCCCTTAGTGTCTGTTGCTGAACAAGGATATATTTCTCTTGTAGCTCAAGCGTTTGCTTACAAGCCGCCTGATGATCAAATTACACGTGTTAACGATGCTTTATTAAAAGCTAATACTACTAACCCTCGAGTAATTAGAGAATTAATTGAAGGTTATTTACCAACTAATTCACAAAGTATAGATGAATTACTATCGAACCACAAAGACCCTAGATTAATTAGAGATTTAATTGAAGGCTATTTGCCAGACAGTTCTGATAGTATCGATAGCTTATTAACAGATGCATAATGAATACTAGATTAATTCAAGCTTATAGTAAAGTTAATAGAGTAGATGTTCCTAAACCTAGGCACTTAACAGTCTTGCGTGAAGATACCATCTATAAAAGTAAAGCTCAGCTTTCGAAAGCAATAAAAGACACCGAAGATACCTTTAAAACTAGTGTTAAAGGTGACTCTATCCGAGTTACTCCGAGTGATAAAACTAGTACATCCACGAGAGAAGAGCTTGTTAAAAAGTTTGAAGATACCTTACGCGATATTAATCTTGTAATTAAGGATATATTACCTAAGAGGGTAGGTGCATCCTCTATGTACCCAACGTATGTAGTTACAGACGATAGTTCTACTGAATATCAGATTGTTCTTGGTGGCGGTGCTGCTTCGAACAAGGGTATGAAATATGAACGTGATGTTTTAAAGTCTCTTGAGGAATACTTTACTAAAATAGACCTGGGAGAAGATATTGACAAACCTGCCTTTCTAGCTGAATTAGAAGATAAGCTTGATATAACATTTACAGGTATTAAAGATGGTATAGATTTCGATCGTAAGGTTAAAAGACCTTTGGATGCTGATGGACCTGAAGATAAAGGTGAAGTTATTGCAGATCTAGCTCTTAAAGATGAAGATGGTGAAGTATATTATATATCCTTGAAGGATATAGGTGGAATAACTGTAGCAAATAATGGAGCTGCTGGTATGTTTAGCGTAGATCGTAAAACAAAAGCAGTAGAGTTTAATAGGGAAAAAAGTGATATAGGCAAAAAGGTTTTCGAAGCATCAGGTATTAATGAAGAAGGTATTAAAAAGGTAGAACAGGGGTTATCAGATTATCTAAATGAGGTAGATTCTGAACCGGGTTTAGAGGACATTGAAGACACGACCGATTTAGCTAATATACCACTTTTAAAGAAATTGCTTAAATCAGCCTTTGATTATGGATACATTTACGTAAAAAGAAAAACTTCTGGTCACGAAATTATTGACTTAACAACTCCTGAAGATCTTGATGAATTTATAGGTGATATTGAGGCTGTAAAGGTAAAATATCCTTATTATAGGAGTGAAGGTAACAAACGAAGGAAGGGTGTATCTGTTATGATTGAGACAGAGAATAATTTATTTAGTTTTGATATAAGAAACGCATCACGTGGAATTATACCTAAGCAGATTAATCTAGTTAAGTTGAAATCAAAAAGCGAATTTAAAGTAGACGCTGGAAATGTTGCTGCTGCAGCTTCTTCAGATCAAGATGTAGAGTCAACCTTACAAAAATATTTTATATGAAAAGTTTTAAGCAACACTATCAATTAGTTAACGAATTCTTCGATTCCATCGATGGAGCCGTTAAGCATATTGATCACTTAGAGGAGAATATTTTAAATAAAGGAAAACAAGGTGTAAAGGAAGCTTTAAGTCAAATTGAAGCTTCAATCTCTTATTTTGTTAATGAATCTGATTATAAGATCAGCACTAAGTTCGATGGTTCACCTGCCTTAGTAGCTGGTGTTGACGTAAATGGTAGATTTTTCGTTGCAACTAAATCAGCTTTTAATAAAGAACGTAAGATTAACTACAGTAAGGAAGATATAGATGCAAACCATGGCAATTCACCAGGTGTGGTAGAGAAATTAAATTTGGCTCTAGCTTATTTACCGTCACTCGATCTTAAAGGTATATATCAAATGGATTATATGTTTGATAATAATATCAAACAGCTCGAAGTGCCTAAATTAATTGATGGTGTCAAGAATGAAAATAGGTTTTTAACATTTCAACCTAATACAATCAAGTATGCTGTATCACCAGACAGTCCTTACGGTGAGCAGATTATAAATTCTAAGATTGGAGTTGCTATTCATATCGAATACATAGTTAAGAATGGTATACTTAAGGTTAAAAAGTATACTTCTGCACCAGAAGAGTTTTCACCTTCCAAGACAGTTTTTGTTTTTAACATCTTAGCAGATAAACCTAAAAACGGCTCTAGTAAGTTTGGAAATATACTATTAAGAGATGTTAAGAAGAAGAAAAATGCAGCTCTTAGATTAGCCAACACAGTCGACTTTAGTGGATTAGCTGACTACACCTCTCAACTTAAGACTTACATTAATACGGAAGTAAGGTCAGGTAGATTTCTTGAAGATCCGGCGATGTCAGCTAATGAGTTCATTAACTACATGACTGGCAAGCTCACGAAAGAGATGGAAGCTCTTAAAAGTGATAAAGGTAAGGTTAAAAAAGCCGAGAGTATGAAGAAGGTTATTACTGAGCTAAAGGCTTTGAAACCATCTATACGTAAAGCCTTTGAGATAACCCGAATAGTTGCTAACTTAAAGAATAACCTTATTAAGATCTTTAATGAGATTACTAAGAACGATCTTCTTGGTACATATATGGAAGAATCACCTGGTGTATGGCAAACTACAGAGCCGGAGGGCTATGCACTATCTAAAGTAGGTACTTCGGATAGTGAACCACCGGTAATAACTAAGATAGTAACTCGGGTTAACGATGAAGGTAAGCCTGGATTTGCTCAAACAAATCTCAATAGACCTGCACCTGGAACACCTAAACCTACTGTATAAATATGAAATCCTTTAAGTTATTTTTTGAACAAGAAGAGGATTCAGTAGCTATACTACCCGGAGGCTTTAAACCACCAACCAAAGGTCATTTTAAAGCTCTACAGTACATTTTAAATGATGCTAAAAAAGGTATAGTATTTATTGGTAATAAGGATAGAGACGGTATAACATCTGATATGTCTGCTTATATATGGGAGATATATGCTAAATATCTATCAAAACCTATTGAAATAATTGTGGCTGACAAGACTCCTGTTTTATCTACAATAGAGTTTGTAGATAGTAATAGAGATAAGAGAGTTATGGTAGGTGCAGGTGATAAAGACGAGGATATAAAGAGATATAACTACTTTATTAAAAATGTAGAAAAATATCCGCTAGTTCAGATAGTCAAGATACCTTCACAAGAGCAGGGTATATCAGGTACTAAAACGAGAGAACTTATTAGTACAGATATCGATAAAGCTTTGGATTATTTCTTACCTGAAGAGGTTAAAAGTAATATAAACGATAGAGCTCAGATAAAAAATATACTTAAGTATAAATAACTGTATGTTTACTAAGCAAGATCAGCAGATTTTATCTGAAAGATATAAAGTTGTGCAGGAGCTAAATATTAGTCCAGCTGCTGGAATGTCGACTCTCGGTAGTCCAATTGTAATGGCTATCAGTCCCCCATCTGACGCTGATCAAATTCATGATCATGATCATGATGAAGGTGAAGAACACGATGAGAGTGAAATTGAGATGGCGTGCGCCGACCTCTATAAACTTGCTGAGTATTCTCCCAAGCTGATGGAGCTAGTTAAACAAATGCCTTCACTTGAAGGATGGGTAGCTGCTAAAATAACTAAAGCTGCTGACTATATCGATTCTGTTTATGGCTGGCTTGAGTACTCCAACAGTAAAGATTGTGGATGCGAAGGCGGTCACGAGGTTTCACACAATCATTCTGACACCAACACCATGTTTTCAACTGGGTATGAAGATGAACAGCTTTAAGCAATTCTTTGAAGAAAAACAAGTACTAGGATTAATAGAGTTCTTCGATCTTGACGGTGTAGGTAAAGTACCAGCAAAATTAGACTCTGGTAACGGCTCTTTTAATGTCCTTCATGGTGAAGAAATACAAATACAAGGCGATAAAGTATTTTTTCGTACTGTAAATAATAAGACTTTATTAAAACCTCTTAAAACAACTGTCACTATCAATGTTGGAGCAGGTAATGTTGAAGAAAGACCTGTAGTAGAGTTTGATGTTGTTATAGGTGGTAAACTCTTTAAGAAAACCCCCTTCTCAATAGGTAATCGCAGTTCTAATATATATAAAATATTAGTTGGTAAGGATTTTATTGAGAACAATCTTGACGCACTTATTGATGTTGGTCAAGAGAACATCGCTGATGAGGATATTAGTGTTGAGGTCTAAGAGAACCACACAGGCTTCTCTCTAACCGACCAGATTGCAAAGTCTTTATCTTTGCGAATATACTCTCTATACTGTTCAACTACAGATAGTTCGTTAAAGCCTACAGTCTTACGGCATTCACTATCTGGACTGATAGCAACTGCAAATGGAGTAAGACCTTTATCAGTCATTACTGTATTGTTGATGTTATCTTTACACCACTTAATGAAGTTTAAGGTAAAGTGCTCTGCAGAATTAGGCCAACGATACATTCGTTCCGTAAACATCTCAAGAGTATGATCTACTAACCATAAAAAGTTACTTCTTGACTCACGAACCCATACAGTACATTGGTGATTGAAGTAACCTTTACCACTTTTACGTGGTTTACCGGTCTTAGTACGAGGCACAGATGGATGATTTAAGGTAGACTGATCGAACGCATGAGCTAACATGATAGCTCCTTCAATCTGCATTTTAGATCTTACGTGTTTATCACAAAGATCTCGAGCAGCAATAATAGGGTCAGGGTCAGTAACAAAAATATTCATATACTTCGACCTTATTATAACGACGTTCGTTATGCTGTCGCCATATCGATGAATTTATAGAATTCAGTACGAGTCTTATCGTCGTTTAAGAAGTCTCCTGACAACTTACTTGTTACCATATTACCTCCATGATGCTTAACACCTCGACCACACACGCAAAAGTGCTGAGCCTTAACTAGTACTGCTACACCGAGATTACCCTCGCAAGCTTCGTTAATAGCTTGAAAGATTTGCATAGTGAGACCCTCTTGAAGAGTTGGACGACGAGCATAAAACTCAACAATACGGTTTAGCTTACTTAGACCTACCACTTTACCGTCTTTACTAGGAATATAAGCTACATGAGCTACACCAACAACAGGTTGAGCGTGGTGACTGCACATTGAATGAACAGGAATATTGCACTGAGCAACAATACCGTCATAACCATCGTTAGGAAAGGCAGTAATATTCGGAGGAGAGTCATAACAACCACGAGCAAGATCATTAACGAACGCTTTTGCTACTCGAGTAGGAGTATTAGCTGAATTAGGATCGTTTCTCCAGTCAAAACCAAGAGCATCTAGATACAAACCATAAGCTACTGCAGCACGTTCAATAATTAGTAGTTTTTCCTTTTCTGTACAAGGATAGTTACTATTTGCAAGAGGTAGGATGCTATTCGAATTCGTTTCAGTCATATAATTATAGTATAATAGTTCATTAATTTATCAATAAGTAATATAAATATTTAAAATGAGAAAGTATACGCAGCGCGAGCTCCATAATGAGGCTTTTAGGAATATGCTAAAGGGTGCTTTTCGGGTTGCAGGTAAGGGTATCTTAGGAGCTGCTAAAAATGTTGCTAAGCATATATCTCCAGAGTTGTATGGAATGGCTAAGTCTGCTAAAGAGATATACAACTCAGGTGACCCTAATGCAGTATTAAAGGAGTATCTTTTAAAGACTAGAGCTGTACCTATATTTTTAAAATCTCCAGCTAGAGGTGCTGCAGTTACTGAACAGGAAATTATTGATGGTAGTGCAGATCCTACGTTTAGAGATACCTACGTGCCTGACCCGGGTGATACTACAAAACGCATTGTAGTTAAGCCAAATTCAACAAAAGCTAGACTTGAGCTAGTAAAAATAGGAAGAATTATAAACAAAAATGACGGTATTATTGCAATACCTTTTACCGCAAAATCTGGAGATTATGTTGCTTATATAGATAAAATTGATAAGGATAAGCAACAAATAATAGGTATAAGAGAAGAATAAAAATTTATTAGTTGATTTATTTTTCGCTAGAATAAGTAAATACAGATATTAGAAAATAAGAATAATATTTAAATAACAGTTGATAGGTTAATTGAGATACATTACAATTAACAGATGAAGTCACAATATGAATCAACTAAGGTAATTGAATTAGGATCTTGCGCATTTAGACAATGGAGAGCAACACATTCACACTGTCGCTTTATTCATGGATACCAATTAATTGCTAAATTTTGGTTTGGTGGTTCACATTTAGATGATAAACAATGGTTAGTAGACTTTGGTGGTCTCAAAGAACTTAAAGCTCAGCTTAATTATTTGTTTGATCATACAACGTGTGTAGCTGGTGATGATCCTGAGCTCGAAACCTTTAGAGAACTCGAACGCAAAGGCCTTATTCAATTAAGAGTATTTGATCAAGGTGTAGGCATTGAACGTACTGCTAAAGTGGTGTTTGATATTGTTCAACAATATATTGGTTCACTTACTAACGGTAGGTGTTGGGTAGAGAAAGTAGAGGTCTTTGAGCATGAAGATAATTCAGCTACATATACAGCAAAGTCAAAAGCTGAATCTGTTGAAAAAATTGAGTCTCCTGCTGTTGTAGCAGAAACATCAACAGGTAATACATTCTTACCTGAACCACCGGCAGAGATTAATATTAGTGCAGCAACACCTACTCAAACTCGTAGTACAGCCGCTCCAATTACAAATACTGTATCGAGCGGTAAAGGAGGTTGGTTTGAAGGGACAACGTGGGGTTAAACGCGTGGTATCTTCTCGAGAGCTTTAACAATAAAGCGTAGTATCTTACTTCTAACAATCTCGGATTCACCAAATCTAAAGCAGTGAATGTTGTTAGAAGTACTTTCATCAGTATCGAATGCACCTATAAGCTTATTAATACAGGTTTTATTACCGATATCAGCTTGAAATGAGTCACCGCATAGAATGTATTTAGTGTTACGACCGAATCTAGTAAGAATAGTAATAGCTTCTGCCATATCTAGGTTTTGAAACTCATCAACAATTACTACAGCATCGTTAAACGTTAGACCTCTTACGAAGTTTACAGGTATTGCCTGTAGAACATTGTTTGAATTAAGGAGATTAAAGGTGCCTTCATCTGTAATCTCCTTTACCTTTTCAAGTAATGGTGCTGCATAAGGCGAAAATTTATCATCTACCTCACCAGGTAGAGCTCCAATAGATCTAGAGGCAGACTCAACTACAGATCTAATATAGATTATAGATTTAATCTTCTGTTCTTTAAAAAGTTCTAAGGCAGCTAAAACAGATATGTAACTCTTACCAGTACCTGCTGGTCCATCCACGAAAACCATATTAGTTTCATCTTGTCTTATACAATCATAAAAATTCTTATGAAGCTCATTAAAATGAAATGGTTTCTTAATTTTAAAATTTAAGAACCAGTTCTGCTGTAAAGATGTACGTATCTCATTTACATCTTCCAACCCGTCACTTTTACGCTTACGCGCTATTTTACGAGACATATGTAAAAGTATTTATACTCATATAGGTATATAGCATATGTAAAAAAACTTTTATTTATAGATTGAAATTGTAATGAACTATACTACAATTAGTTAAAGTATGAATATTGACTGCGATAAGGAATCTTTGTTTTTAAGTGATGATCTCATTTTTTATACTGTTGAAGGTGAAGGTCGACATATCGGCAAACCTTCAGTCTTTATGAGAATGTCTATGTGTAACCTCACATGTATCGGATTTGCATCTGCAGATTCACCTAATGGTTGTGATTCATACGTCTCTTGGTCAGTCAAGAATAAAATGACCTTCAATGAAATCTTCGATTTTATGGAGAACAAAGGATATATTGATAAGCTTCATGCAGGTGCTATTTGGAAGCTAACTGGCGGAGAACCTCTTATTCAGCAGAAGCAGTTACTTAAACTATGTCAAGCCTTTAAAGATAAATACGCTTTTCTGCCTCATATTGACTTTGAAACAAATGCTACCCTACTACCAGACGCAGAGTGGAAGACATTTAACGCTACATTTACTACATCACCAAAGCTAACTATTAACGGTGATCCAGAAGAAAAGACTTATAAACCTGATGTCCTAAAATGGCATGTAGATAACGGTTCAGATTTTAAATTTGTAATAAGTAAGTCAGAAGATTTAGATGAAATTTATAGAAAATACATTAGCCCTGATAGCAATATTTGTGTACCTAGGACTCACACTTGGTTTATGCCTTGCTGTGGTTCTAGAAAAGAGCATATTGAAGTTGCAACCGCAGTAGTAGAGTATGCAAAAGCTATGTGTGTAAACTTTAGTCCTCGACTACACCTACTTGTATGGGATTTAGCTCTACGTGTTTAATAAATTAAATTATGAAATTATCAATACTACTTAACCTACTCAATCGACTAAAGATTGATCATTGGCAAACTGAAAGTCATGCAGAGCATAAAGCTTTAGGAGAAGCCTATGAAGAGCTTGACCCTTTAGTAGATAGACTTGTCGAACTCTACTATGGTAGAAACCATCTGTGGCGTCAAGTTCAATTACCAACTGTATATGCTTTGAAGTTACAAGCTTATAATAAGTCAGTAATCGATATTTATACTGACTTGAGAAATGATTTAATGGAGTACCTTAACACTATTACTACTGATTCAGATAGCGGGTCTCTTAAAAATATTCAAGACGAAATCGAAGGTGCTTTAGATCAATTACTTTATAAACTAAGACAATCATGAAAAAAATTACTGCTGCAGAACTTAAACGACATGACCTCCTAAAAGACGTATATAAAAAGACATTCCCAGATGGCGTATATAACATGCCTACCTCTAAATGGCTTAAGGAAGAATATATCCCTTTTTATGTAGGTGTTCTTAAAGAGTTAGGTCTTTATGATTGGAATGAGAAATTTGACTGTGACAATTTCGCAAGCTTGTTTAGAGCACTAGCTCAAATCTCTCATCGTAAAAGTAATGGTAACGGTGAAGGTCTTACAGTTGCAGAGATTCACTATACAGCAGCTGGTACAAATGGAGTTTACGGTGACCATGCTATTAACATGGCATATACCGACGAAGGATGGGTCTTTATTGAACCTCAAAACGGTTCTATGAAAAAATTAACTGAATCAGAACAAAAATCTATTTTTTATGTACACATGTAATCTCACTCTAGCAGCTGCTTTATTGTTAGTAAGCTGCGAATCACCGACATTTAACAATAAGGTACCTAATAGTGGAAAACCTATTCCTGCCTATAAAACAGATATTATTAAAACGGAATTTCCGGAAGTAGAATACGTTGAATAAAGGTTGATTTAGTACAATTACACATTAAATTTAACTATGAGAATCGCGATATCTGGTTGCCAAAATTCAGGTAAGACTACCTTACTTACAAACATACTTCAAGTATGGCCACAGTATGTAACACCAGAAAAAACATATCGCGATTTAATTAAAGATAAACAATTACCACACTCATCGCTTGCCTCGAAAGATACTCAGTTAGACATACTAAGCTTCATGATAGAGCAGATGGGTGACTATAAAAAGGGTAGTAAGGTAGTTTATGATCGATGCCCTATTGATAACCTAGTCTATACACTATGGTGTCATGATAAAGGCATCGATGGATTTGATAAAA